CTCTTAGAGCCCTTTTGCTTTATCTAAAATAAGTATACAAAAGGACAGATTTATGGAACTGGAAAAATATTCCGAAGAAGATTTGCACAAGGCTCTAGTAGCTGAATGTGCCAAAGCCCTAGGTGAACTTAAATGTCTGCAAGGTGATGCAGACAAGATCAACTCAAGACTGCGTTTTATGCTGGCAGTCATACATAACCTAAAAGATAGAAAGGCCTAAAGATTTATGGATTTACAAAAACTAGCAACTAAGCCCAAACTGGTAGAAGTCATTATAGACGATCCAGAAATAGTTAAGGAATATGGTGAAACTATTTCCTTCTGGATGATGAATCATCTCGATATTATGACCTACTTTGATTTCTACCGTAGTCAAAATCTAAGTGACACTATTCAGTTTCAAAAAGTGCTCAGTAAGATCTTGCTTAATGAACAAGGGCAACCTGTGCTCAAAGAAGATGAGCAACTTCCTATAGACATTACCTTGGCCATATTAACAAGGATGAATGAAGTATTGGGAAAGTCAAAGACCAGGCCATCGACATAAAAGATTGGAATACTATTGTTATGATATCTATCGGTAATCTAGCAAAAACATATAATGTTTTGCCCAGTCGTGTGCTAGCGGAAGCTACTACATTTGATCTAATGATTACTGATGTTATGATGACCTGGGAAAAGCACAAGGAAAATCCAGCTGATATGTCAATGTATAAAGAAGAAGATCTCTTAGCCATGGTGCAAAGGACAAAATAATGAGTGGTGAAATAAATCGTAGATTAGATGAGTTGAATAAACTACTGAAAGAAGATGATCTAGCTGAGTTTGCCTTTCAAAGATTTAGATACTACACGCCTAAACGAACTGGTCGTGCATTTAGATTGACCAAGTTGCGTAAGAATGAAATACAGACAGATTATGATTATGCTCGTGTATTAGACGAAGGTAGAGGATTTAGAGATGGTCAGATGAGAGGTAGTGTTCAAGCACCAAAAGGTATGACTGAACCCACTGTTAAAGACCTAATAAAGCATATCGAAAAGATCAGCAAAGGATAAGCCATGGCTACAATAGAAAACTTTATCTTAAGAGTAAGAACAGATGGTGCTGAAAATATTAAGAAACTAAGTGGTGATATTTCAGAAGCCACTTCAAAGTTTAATGCACTAGCAGCCGCTATCCCCTTAGCAGCCATGGGCGCATTTGCTGTCAGTGCTGTTAAAATGGCAGAAAGTCTACAAGATCTGTCAGATGCCACTGGCATAAGTGTGGCAAAGATTGCAGCCTTTGGTAGTGCTCTACAGGAAGCTGGAGGTAAATCCAGTAATGCAGAAAGAATCATAACCAGTTTCTTTAACACCATAGAAGCTGCTGCAGATGGTAGTCTAAAACTACAAGAAGCATTTAAGAAAGTCGGAGTTAGTCTCGATGATCTGCGTAATCTTTCAGAAGCTGACCTATTAGATAAAACTATTAGAGGTCTTTCTGAAATGGAAGCAGGAAGCCAAAGAACTGCATTAGCCACAACCTTATTGAGTAGAGCATTTCGCAGTGTTGATCCTAAGGTATTTCAAGAAGCATTACAAACAGGTGATTATTCTAAAGTTGTAGCCGCAGCCAAGGCCAGTGCAGATGCAGTTGGGCAAATGGAAAAAGCCTACAAAGAACTACAGTTTGCAGCAGTGCAAGCACTTACTCCTATATTGCAGGGCATGGCTAAGTTTAAGCTAACTTCAGATGATGCTGCCATGGCTATGAAAGTTGTAGGCATAACACTAGGACTAGCATTTGGTGCCAGCATACTAAAAAGTATAACAACAATCAATGCTGCACTTGGTATAACCGCAGGCTTATCAAATCTTATTGGTAAAGGTCCACTAGGATTAATAGTTAAACTAGCAGCAGTAGGTGGTGCTGCCGCTGCCACCGGTTTAGCCATAGAAGAACTGACTAAAAAGAATGATGATCTAGCAATCAGTGCCGCCGAAGCAGCAGACGCTATGGCATTTCCCACACTGGCTTCACCAAGTGGACCAGTAGGTAGAACAGTTATTGCAGCTGAGAGTCCTGAAGAAAAAGCTCGTAAGGAAAGTGTCAAACGTATGCAGGCGTTTGAACTAGAAGCAAGAAAAATAACTGCGCTTAGTGTTGCTAATGAAGCTGAACGTTTAGAAATAGAATCAGCCTCAGCTATTGAAGCTGCACGGTCAGAAATATTTGCCAGAGAGAATCTAAGTAGAACACAGGCAGAACGTGAGTTTGCTGCTGCTGTAGGCAAAATAAATGCTGATCTAGCTGCTAAACAAAAGAAACTCAGTGAAGAGGTATTCTTAAAACGCCTTGCAGATGCTGAAGCAGTTCGAGAAGAGACTGGTAGAGAACTAGCACAGATTGATGATCTAATCACTAAGGGCACAGCACAGGGTCAAGAACAGGCAAGATTATATAGAGAAGCCAGTGATCTAGCCAGAGAGCGTGCAGACCTAGAACAGTCAACATTATTAATGCGTGAGGAAGACCGCAGACTAGCACAGGAAATATTCAACTTAGAACAGCGTAGAAGAACAGAACTAGAACGCATAAGTCAACTGCAAATGACTCCAGAAGCTAGAGCACGTGCCATAGCAGATATTAACGCAGTAACTGAAGCGGACATAGCAGCAGCAAAACTGCGCAGAGATACCTTTGTGGAAAATCAAAATGATTTTGCCAAAGGCTGGGCTGATGCATATCAAAAATATCAAAACTCTGCTAAGACAGCTGCACAACAGGCACAATCATACTTTGACACATTTACCCGTGGCTTTGAAGATGCCATAGTTAGATTTGTGCAAACTGGCAAACTTAGTTTCAGAGATCTCGCCAATAGTATCATTGCAGAGTTCGCTCGTGCTCAGGCTAACAAGATGGCCAGTAGTTTATTGGGCTTTGTCACAAACTTATTCACACCAAACTATGCTGCTGAACTGGCAGGTGGATTAAGACCCATGGCTGCTGGTGGATCAGTTGATGCAGGATCAAACTATCTAGTAGGTGAGCGTGGTCCAGAACTATTTGTGCCCAAATCAGCGGGAACTATCGTACCAAACCACATGCTAGGTGGTGTGGGCGGAGTTACAAATGTCAACTACACTATCCAGGCAGTGGATGCACAGAGTTTTAGAAGTTTAGTAGCACGAGATCCACAGTTTATCTATCAGGTAACAGAGGCAGGACGACGTAGTCAGCCTTCAAGGAGATTAACATGACCTTTCAAGCAATAATCAATACCAGTCAACGCATAGAAGTTGATCGCAGACGCATGGTAGGACAGAGCATAAGTCGTAGCCAGCGTGTTAAAACTGCACAGCGTGTAACTGCTCAACCTTTTGTGCTCACAGTAACTCCTCGTGCTAGATTCCGTTGGACTGATACTAGACAGGCAGTGGAACTGATTCAAAACTATGACCGTAATACTGAATGTGTTATTCAGATTGGCAGTATTCCTAATCTTTATTATCTTAATCAATATCAGGGTGCTTTTAGTGCCAGTGCCCTTGCAGGTATGACTATAACAAACTTTACTGGAACTAGTGTAACTATTGCACTTAATACTTCAAGCACAGGATATGTGTTTAGAGCAGGAGATTGGATTCAACCAACAAATAGTCGTTATCCTTATATTATTACTAATGATGCATTTGTTGTTACTTCAAATATTACAGTTAATGTGCATAGACCATTAATCACATCAGAAAATACTACCACGAATGGCACATTTAAAGTAGGCACAGAGACAACTATGGTAGTAGTGGCCACAGAGTTTCCCACATACCAATATATTCTAAAAGATTGGGCACAGTATACCGGTGACTTTACCTTTGTAGAGAAAGTGATATGATCAGCATACCAGCAACCACAAGCACAGCAGTCAAACACTGCGTCTTAGTTAAGATGACTGTGAACACAGGCACCTATACCATAGCCAATACCTATGGACCAATAACCATAGGTGGCACTACCTATACTGGACTAGGACATCTATTGGGTTTTGCAGAAATACAAGATGACCTGCGTGCCACAAACAATCAACTACAAATGAGTCTAAGTGGTATTCCTAAAGACACAGGTGAAGCAGGATTGGGCACATATACCAGTTATGTCAGCCTTATACTAAACTCAAATATCAAAGGCAGTAGAGTAGAAATATATCGTGCGTTCTTCAATGATAACTTATCCATATCCTCAAATAATGTAAGCCTAAGGTTTGATGGTTATATTTCAAACTACACACTGACAGATGCCAGTGATATAGATTCAAGATCAGAAACATATACCTGTGTGGTCAATATGAGTTCAGTGCATGCCATATTAGAACGAAAGATTTCAGGACGAAGAACTAATCCCACAGACCAAAAAGCACTTTATCCAGGAGACACTGGCATGGATCGCGTGACTGCTATTTCAAATACCACATTTGACTTTGGTAAGCCCTTAGGATCAGCAGGTAGCACTGGTGCCGGATCTGGTGGAACTACAGTAAGTGGAGTTGAAAATCCAATACAACGCAATATTGATGAGGACAGACAAATAGGATAACATGAAGATTCGCAGATTAGAAAGATCGGACTATGATCAGTTAATAGATTTATTGATAGGATTTCAACAGTCGTGCGGCGTTCGAGCCATAGAACAAGGAACAAGAGATGAAACACATGTTAAACAGGTTTTGCTCAGATGTGAAAAAGGTGGTATTTCATTTGTTGGACAAGACGATCACCAGATCCAAGGCTGCATCCTCTCACTCATTGTGCCCGACCTGTGGATGCCCCAAACCCTGTTCCTGCGGGAAATAGCTTGGTATGTTAATCGAGAATATCGCGGAACTAGTATGGGAGCACGATTATTTCATGCCTATGCAAAAGAGGCAGAAAATCTAGTGAAATCAGGAAGAATAAGGGCATTTACCATGACAAAACTGGCGAATTCACCCGATTTCGACTATGAAAAAAGAGGCTTTCAATATATTGAGAGTCAGTATATGTTTGGAGAATAAAGATGGGCATTTTTACCTACATCGCAACACAACTAGTAGCCTACGCTGCGGGAGTAGCTGCTACCAGTGCTGCCATAGCTGCTGCTGGATTAACATGGGCAGTTAGCATTGTTTCAACAGGTTTAGCCATGATAACCAGTAGATTGATTAATGGTCCAGGTGCTAGAGGCGGTGGTGGTATTCAGGATCAAGGTGTGCGTGTGCAACTACCTCCTGCTACTGAAAATAAAATACCCATTGTCTATGGGCGTGCCTATCAACAGCCCATAATAACAGATGCACAGATCAGTGCTGACAATAAGACCATGAGTTATTGTTTGGTCCTAAGTGAAAGAACATCAACCAGCACATTTACTTTCAATGATGTATATTGGAATGATCAAAAACTACATTTTGACACAGATGGTTTCACTGTAGCCTATTCGGATCTAAAAGATGGAACCACTTCAACTAATCTGGCTGGATTGGTAAAAGTTTATGCATTTAATGGTGGATCCAGTTCTACCTATAATGTGGGCATTTCAGGTGGAGTTGTTCCTAATGTAAATGCTTATACTCTAATGAGCACTACTACGAACTATGCTATGTCAGATCTAGTATTTGCCGTGGTGCAACTTACCTATGATTCAGGCAAAGGGGTCACAGCCCTGCCCACAATGACATTTGATATATCAAACAGTATCAGTAATCCTGGTGAAGTATGGCAGGATTATATGACCAATACTCGTTATGGTGCTGGTATATTGGCTGTAAACTTAGACATAGATTCTGCGACTGGATCCACATCTACAAGTTTGAAAAGTATATCCAATCAAGTGCCCACAAATCAGTTTAACAATGACGGTTCTACCAGCACACAGGTTAGATACACAATCAATGGTATTTTAAACACAGGTGATACTGTCAAGAATAATATAGATCGTATTAACCTTGCTTCTAGTTCTTGGACTACCTATGACCATAAAGAAGGTAAGTGGCGTGTTGTGGTAAATCGTGCGGCCACAGCCGGTGAACTTAGTTCAGCATTTGAATTCACAGATGATAATATTATTGGTGAAATAAATCTCAGTTCAACCAGTTTAGAAGATTTGTATAACTCGGTAGAAGTTGCCTATGCCAATCGTAATGCTAGAGATCAAAGCGATTATTATCGAGCAAGTGTTAGTTCCGCACTGCGCAATAGTTTAGAACCAGACAATCAACTAAGAATGAGATTGGATTTGGTCAATAACGGTATTCAAGCAGGTCGTATTGGTTTAATAGAACTTATGCAGAGTAGATATGATTTGGTAATATCATTTACTGCTGATTATAGTGCTCTAGTCTGTGAAGTAGGAGATGTGGTCAAGGTCACCAATCCAATATATGATTTTACGGAAAAACTATTTCGTATTACTCGTGTGAGGGAAACTGAAGGACCTCAAGGTGAACTAGCAGTTGAAATCACAGCACTTCAATATGACAGTAGCGTATACACAGATGAACAACAGGATGACGCACCCGATGAACCTCTAAGTAATATTTCACCAAGTAGTCAAGTTCCTCCTCCAATCAATACAACTGCTACTATTAGCATTGATACTCTAGACATCGTATTAACCTGCACCATACCAACTAATAGTTTTCCTGTTAACAGATTAGATTGGTTTTACCTAGATGAAGATCTTAATCCAGGCGGCACATATGATTATCTATTCAGCCATTATGCTACCACATCTTCAAACTTTCAGCCAGGAGAAACTGTAGATGCTCCTAACACAGCGATAAATCTACTACAAAATAACTATACATTTAAAGTAAAAAGTCAGGCTGGACAATATCTAAGTGACTTATCCACTGCCACTGCTATATTTTTTAATCAATACGGATCACTGGCTGGAGGAGTTGCTCCTGAAGCTGATAATCTTTTTATTGGTAGCACCACACCTAGCACAGAGTTTTATGTGGCCAGTGCTTCTGCTATTGGCACATACACTGCTGTAGTTGCAGATACACAGTTAAAGTATGTGGTGGATTCTAATAGTTCAGGAACATTATATACTAGTGCTATTAACATAGACAATACCTTAACATGGAATACCTATGCCATAGCTGGACCCACAGGATCAACTTCAACATTCCTACGCAATGATGGGACTTGGGCAACTCCTAGCGGTGGAGGTGGAGGTGGAGGTATAACTCAGGCACAGGCAGAAGAAATCAGTATTGTATTTTCTATAGCTTTAGGTGGATAATACACCTAAAAAAACAGTCTGCTATAAATATCCTAGCAGACTTCATAACACCTTAGTGTTATGATTTTACCCCTTAGGAGACAGTTATGGCAGGCGTATTAAGTTTTAGTGATTATATTGGAGGTCCGGATGATGTTATCTGCGAACAGATATTTCCATCCACACAGAGAACGCTGCAATACAACTTCGGGCGTAATATAACAGGTTGGACCTTTATGGTGGATCATCAGACCATTGTGGTTGACACAGTGGCATTTGATCG